TAAAAAACTTTAGTTGCTTTTGGCCTCCGTTTCCATTAATTCCTCAAGCTGCTGTAGATGTTAGACGCGCTACAGTATTAGTTAATGGAATTCCAATTATGTTACATGGGGATAAATTTACACCTCATATTTCACCATGCACAAATATTATTGTTTATATGTGCCCATGTGGTAACTCAGTTTGCCCAGTTCCAACTCCCGTTAATTGTAGCTTACTTACAACAGAAGATGGGATGGGAAAAGGTCACCCTAGAGTAGTTCAAGCTACTACAGCTAAAGTATTTGCATTGAAGAGACCTGTAGCTAGGGCGCTAGATCCTCTTGGAGCAGGCAAGCCAGGAAAATCGTATCCATGCTCTTCAGTGGTTGCATATGGGTCACCAAATGTGCTATCATCATAGGGTCTCTTGGAGGTATTATGGCAATTAAAAACACATCCTTTGTTCCTGGCAAGCCCAAAAAGTCTCGTCAAGGAACTGGCAAAAATACAAAGTATGCTGCAACTTCTCGCAATAACGCAAAAAAACGCTATAGGGGGCAAGGATGAACGATAGAGATGATCTAGCCTGGCTAGATTGTCGTAATGAAGACCTTTGGATTTTCGATAAACTGATTTTAAGTCGGGAATTGGGTTACACTTGTGGTCCTGCGGGAGCACTTGTGCCCAAGCCCGACTTTTATATTGTCAGACCAATAACAAATGTTCTCGGAATGGGAAGAAACGCCCGAATTATTTGGATCGAAAGTGAGACTTCAGACCTACATCCTGGAGAATTTTGGTGCCAAGTCTTTGAAGGGGAGCATATTAGTGTTGATTATTTGAATAAAGAACAAATTCTTACAGTTAAGGGATATAGAAGTCAAAACAAAGACCTCTACCTGTGGGAAAAATGGGAAAAAGTAGAAAAAAATATTGATTTTCCAAAAATTTTGCAAAAATTGGTTGGCAATTACCCAAAAATAAACTGCGAATTCATTGGAGAGCACCTAATAGAAGTGCATTTGAGGCATAATCCTGATTTTGAACATGGCAATAGTGTCGCTTTGCCTGTTTGGGATGAAAATATAACCCCACCGTCTGATGAGTATCGTTATATCGCTAGTGAAGACTTTAAAAGAAGAGGATTTTTCATTAAATAGGCGTATAAATATTTTTAAAGTGATAGCAACCACTATAAAAGTTCCATTTTTTACCTTTATAGAGAAAAAAATGGCAATAAATCCAAACCCTGAAACGGTTCCTTCGTTAATGGAAAGAGATTTTGGAACATGTGTTTTAATTACAAATCCAAAATCAGATATTTTACTCAAAAAACTTCAAATTGCACCAAATTTACCTCCAAATAATCGATATTCTAGACCTTGTGGAGGAAAAGGTGGATTTGATGACTACGCAGAGTGGCTAACCGAATAAATGGCATCATATAGATTCCGATCAGAAAAATTTACAAGTAGGGGATTTCGAGATCTATCGATATCATTTTCACAAAATCCAGCTACTAATGATTTTGGCACGGTTAAAAATGAAAATTCAATAAAGCAATCTATTAGAAATTTGCTATTGACTAGTTTAGGGGAAAGACCATTTCAACCAGAAATTGGATCTAAACTAGCTGGTCTTTTATTTGAGCCATATGATGCATTTTTAGAAGAAGATATTAAAGAGGAAATATATAATACAGTTCAAAGATTAGAACCTAGAGTTCAATTACAAGATGTTAGGATCTATTCTGCTGAAGATAATAATGAGTTAAATGTTGAAATTGATTACACTATTGTCGGTCAATCAATTATCCAAACTGTAGAATTCCTACTAGAAAGAACATAAAATGGCACAAGTCTCGGTTCCATCAAATTTAACTGCAATTGATTTCTTTGAAATCAAGGAATCGATTCGTTCTTATCTCAGAACTAGGGAAGAATTCACAGATTATGATTTTGACGGTTCAGCAGCATCATATTTACTTGATATTCTATCCTATAATACATATTATCTTGCATTTAATGCAAATATGGCATTAAATGAAGCATTTCTAGAAACCGCTTCAGTTAGAGATAATATTGTAAAAATTGCTAAGCAATTAAACTATACACCCAAATCAATTAAAGCACCAAAAGCATGTGTGCGCTTTGATGTTCAAACTTCGCTAGATGGTGATAGATATCCAACTTTTGTCACTATAAAACAGGGAGATGTTTTTATAAGTTCTAATAATTTTGGAACATATACCTTTGCCTTATTGGATGATGTTGTTGCAACTGTTGATCAACAAACTGGTATAGCATCATTTGAAAAAGTTGTAATTTATCAAGGCAATTTATTAGAGTATAGTTATGTTGTAACTGATCCAAATAGATTCTTATATCTAATTCCATCTGAAAATGTTGATACTGAGTTATTAAAAGTAATCATCAGCCCAAACGTTCAATCAACACAGTCTGACCAATATTCACTCGCAAGCAATATTACTACATTAGATAAAACATCCAGAATTTATTTCCTAGAGGAAACTGATGATCTTAGATATAATGTAATTTTTGGTGATGGTATTATTGGAAGAAAATTAATCAGCGGCGAATTAATCCAATTAAAATATGTTAGAACTGAAGGATCTAGCGCAAATGGATGTGTGAAGTTTAATTATATTGGTGTAATTACTGATAATTTAGGAAGAGCTATAGCACCAAATTCTGTGTCTATGGCAACTATTGATGCATCCCAGGATGGTGAAGAAAGGGAAAGTATAGAATCTATAAAATATAGGGCTCCACGAGCATTTACTACTCAAAATAGAGCAGTTACAGAGGCAGACTATGAATATATTGTATCTCAAATATATCCTCAGGCTGTTTCTGTGAGGGCATTTGGTGGAGAAAAATTAAGCCCTCCAGTGTATGGAAAGGTTTTCATTTCGATTAGAAATAAAGGTGGAACTAAGTTAAATGAAACATCTAAAAAGAGAATTAAGAATTCTCTAGAAAAATATGCAATTGCATCCATCCAAACAGAAATTATAGATCCAAGATCTTTCTATATTCTACCTAATGTATATCCATTCTTTGATAGTAATAAAACAACGCTAGACAACTCTGGATTGAGAACTAAAGCTTTGGATACATTAAACACATTTAATGAAAATGAATCTACTAATAGATTTGGTGGAAGATTAGATTCATCTACTTTAAGTGGTATTGTCAGTAATGTCGATTCTTCTATTAATGGAACTACCGTTCAGATTAGGCTCGGTCAAAATCTAGATCAATTTGATTTTAATACTACATTCTCACAATGTATTAACTTCAATAATCCTATTGTCAATGCTGGAGATTTCTCTGGTTCTAATTCTGGAGGTAGCTGTTCTCCTAAGTTCTCTACAGTAAAAAGTGGAATATTTTATTCTGAAGATTATACATCTACAGCTTTTGATAATTTAGTAAATCTATCTGCTTCTGATGTAACTCAAGAATTTGTTGTAGCTAACTCTCAATTTCAATTGCCAGTGTATGTCAGAGATGATGGTAGAGGAAATTTAGTTCTAGCTACAATATCAGATGAAAATGAAATTATTTTAAATTCAAATGTAGGTTCTGTTAATTATTCTACAGGTGAAGTGTGTGTGGGTCCAATTAAAGTAACCAGCACTCCTGATGGCACTCCAAGGCTACCTGTAGTTGTGTTGCCAAGTGGGGGTGGAATTGATATTCCTAGAGATGTCGATCCGACATTATTCAATCCAAATATAACTCCAGTAGACTATACGTTAACTGATTTTAAGGTTCCAGTATTTGATCCAAATAATTTTGATGCATTTAACTATCAGCCTGGAGGTATAAATATCATTGATATTCCAACTACCACATTTGAGTATCCAGAAATTGATACTTGTTTCTAGTAAGTAGATAAGATGCTAACAAATAGTGTTAAGATTTCCGATAGAGTTGAGTCACAAATTCCTCAGTTTATTAGAGAGGAAGATAGACAGTTTGTAGAATTATTAAAAAATTACTACAAATCTCAAGAAAAAGTAGGTAAGCCCGTTTATATACTCAATAATTTATTGAGCCTACTTGATGTCCAAAATTATGACTTTAAAACACTAAATGCAACAACAACAACTTTAAATGAGGTTGGTGTTTATGATGATTCCATTCAAGTAGAAAATGTTAGTGGATTTTTAGAATTTGATGGAACTGTTATTATTGATGATGAAGTCATCTATTACGATAGAATTTCAAAAGGTCCTGAAGTTGTAATTACGCCAGGAATTAGCTCTGCTGAATATTTAAAGAGACAGCAAGAACTAGAGAATATTTTCCTGCAACTAGATGGAACAAAGACTGTATTCGATCTAAGATTATTAGGTAATCCAGTAACCCCAGTAAGTGAGGATCACTTAATTGTTACCATTTATGGTGAAACCTTAATTCCTAATGTTGATTATTTCCTTGAGGGAGATAAAATTAGGTTTGCTGTAGCTCCTAGGCAAAGAGTAGGAACAGATTCTGAAGGTTCTACGAAAATTATATACTTAATTGGTTTTTCTGATTCTACTATTAGAACTTTAGATGATAATACACAAAATAATACTAAATTTTATTCTACTAAGTTAAATTCCCAGCCATATAGCATTATTTCAGAAATTTCTGCTATTATTATTAGAAATGGTATATTACAAAAGCCATATATTGATTTTAGTATTTTTGATAATCAGATTATCTTTAAAAATAATATCTATGCTGCAGAAGCAGTTCATATTAGAACTATTGAATTTGCGACTCCGATAGTTGGGTCTGGAGCTGAAGCAATTGCTGAAATTACATCAGAGCACAAATTAGGTAGACTAATAGTAAAAAATGGTGGGTCTGGATATGACCTAAATTTCACTCCTAAAGTAACTATTTCTAGAACAAATAATGGTGGTTTTGGTGCAACTGCAACTTCCTTAGTTTCTGGAGTAAAATCAGTAGCACTTATTGATGGTGGATTTGGGTATAATTCATATAATCCACCATATGTTGTTGTTGAACCCCCAACAAATCCTAATGGAACTGCAGCTAAAATTTCATTAGAAGTTAATAACACTACTGGAAAAATTTCTTCTCTAAATGTAGAAGATAGTGGTAGTGGATATGATTTTATTCCTGCTATAACTTTTAGAAATCCTGGTGGAGCTAAAATAACAAAGCCAACAATTGATTCTTTAGGTAGAGTTAATATCGGATCAATTCAGGTAATTTCTGGTGGATCTGGATATAAAAATCCTCCAGTAGTTTACATAGATCCTGCTCCAGAAGGTGGAATAAGAGCTTTAGCTGAGGCTGTAGTTAGCCCAGATGGAACTGTAGTTTCGGTCAATATAATTAATCGTGGAAGAGGGTATACCTCTATTCCTAGAGTGGCAATTGTTGATCCTGTTGGGGCTCAAGTCTTAGATGTAAGAGTCGTTGATGGTAACGTTACTGATATTGAATTGTTAACTGGTGGAGAAGGATATGAAGACGTCCCATCAATTTACATTGTAGATAATAGAAAAGATACTAATGGTAATCCTATTGGTGGAACTGGAGCTAAAGCTGCAGCTACTATTTTTAATGGTCGTATTACTGATATTAATGTATTAGATTTTGGTAGTGGGTATAGCGAAACTGAGCCACCTTCTATTTTTATTGCATCACCATCAGCAGCAAAAGCATCGTGTGAAGTTGGCTTTAATGAAGTTACTGGCTTCACGATTATTGAAAGTGGTCAAAATTATGAACCCTCAGCTTTAGTTGGTTGCAAGAGGGGAGTAAGTGGCGTAACAAGCTTTGACCTAAATGGGCATCAAGTATTCAAAAAAGAATCTGAATTAACACAAAGTTCACATCCTCAAGGATCAACAGTAACTAATTTAGACTCATTATTCGTAAAGCATCTTTTAAAGAAATTCTTAAATCAATATATTCCAAATTCAAATATTGATATTAGTTCTATTAATCCTGCAGAGATTATTAAGAATATAAGACAATACTATTCTTCAAAGGGAACTAAACTTTCAACGCAATTCATATTTAAGATTCTATTTGGTGAAAATGCTGATGTTGCATATCCCAGAGATGAAATCATCTCTCCATCTGCAGCTACTTGGTCTATTGATACAATCATTCGTGTTGAGGTAATTTCTGGCGATCCAGTAAATATTAAAGAATCTCAATTAATTCAATATGATAGTGAAGTAGATCAAAATGTAAAGGATGCTTCAGCACTAGTAGAAAACGTAATTGCAATCAATCAAGAAAATTCTACAATTTATGAATTAGCAATCTCAGAAGAGACACTAGTTGGAAATTTTGTTATTCCATACAAAACTACATTAGTTGAGCCTTTAAGTGTAGACGATCAGATCATTACAGTCGATTCTACTATTGGCTGGCCAGCTAGAAACGGAACTATCTTAATTAATAATGAAGAAGAAGTTCAATATAAAGAAAAAACATTAAACCAATTTATCGAATGCACTAGATCCGAAAATGGATTAGTTGAAGATTGGGATCCAGGCACTCCCATCTACTCTGATATTTTTGTTTATGTTAATAGAGGAACTTCATTAGAAGTTAAAATGCGTATTTTGGGTATTGCTGAAGCAAATACCACAGTTTTGGATGATACTGGTTCATATTATCTTCCTGGTGATAAACTAACGGTATCGAAATTAGGATCTTCTGCAACTGATGAAAGATTACAAACATGGTTGTATAATGTTAAGAAATTAGTTAGAGTAGTAAGCATTTCTCCTGGTAGTATTGATGTTGGAACAAATCAACAAACTGCTACGGTTGTATGTTCAAATGCTCATGGTTTACTAGTTGGTGATAGTGTAACAATATATGGTGCAAATCCTGTAATTTACAACGGAACGTTCTTTGTTACTTCAAGACTTGATGAATTTACTTTTAGCTATCAAATTCCTCAACCATCTATTATCGCTCCTCAGGGCAATATCTTAGTTTCCGTTGACTTAAATCGTGGTAAGTCAGATGTTTTATCGATAAACAATACTATATCAGATTATACAACAAATATACAAAATGCATTTTTCAATGCACAATATGTTTATATTGCTGCTTCTGGTTTACCAAACTATAAAGTTGGACCTTTTGTTGGATCAGCATTAATTCCTGGTAACCAAAGAAAATTATATAGATTCCCAAGAAAACCTCTTACTGTATCAAATAGAAGAGAGATATTGCCAGGACCAATTGCATCATTAATTAATGGTGTTTCAGTTTGGTCGTATAAAGCAAACGAAAAGGTTTTATTTGGTGGCATTACTTCAGTTTCTATTGTAAACCCAGGTCAAGGATACGATGCAGGAACTGTTCCAAATCTAAGCATTGTAGGTGGCGGTGGAACTGGAGCTGCAGCTCGTGTTACTATTAATGGCAGTCTGTATAGTTTTGATGTTGTTAATGGTGGTTCTGGTTATACATCATCTCCTCTTATTTCAATTGTTGGTGGTGGAGGTGCTGGAGCTACTGCTACTGCAGTAATTACTAATGGTAGAGTTAGCAGAGTATTAGTAGAAAATCCTGGTTCTGGATATACTTCACAGCCTACAGTTTCAATCACTGGTGGAGGTGGAAGTGGTGCAGAGGTTACTGCTCAAGTAAGAGGACCTGTTCAGTCAATTGAAGTTTTAAGTGAGGGTCAAGGATATACTTCTCCTCCATCTATTATTCTTTCCTCTGGTGAAGATGCTCTAGCTCAACCTGTAATCATTAATGGTAGAATTGTATCAATTGCTATCATTAATTCTGGTCAAGGTTACACTAGCCCACCAAATGTCATTATTAATGGTGACGGATTTGGTGCTCAGGCTAAAGCTATTATTGGCACAATAGGTGAAGATAAAGGAAAAGTTATTAGTGTTCAAATTACCAATAAGGGTATTGGTTACACTCAGGGCAATACTACTATTAGATTAGAAGCAGTTGGTCAGTCTGCAACTTTTGAAGCTGAAATTTTCAGTTGGATTAAAAACCAAGAATACTTATTAAGTAGTAAGTATGATAAGGCAAGAGGATATGTATTTTCTGGTTATAATAACCAATATGGTGGAGAATATGCACATATTTCTGATCCTAAAGAATTAAGATATGTTGTTGGTGATAATGTATTCTTAGATCAGCAAACTAATAGATTTAAAGAAGTATCCAGTAACTATAAGCATTCGCCAATTATTGGATGGGCGTTTGATGGAAATCCAATATATGGTCCATATGGATATTTAAATCCCACTGAACCAACTCAAGGCATAAAGAGGATGAATTCTTCTTATGCTATAAAAGAGAACTTAATATATGATCCAGACACTAATCCACAGCCAACTAGAATTGATGGTCCTTCATTAAGTGAGTATCCAGCTGGAACGTTTATCAATGATTATGAGTTTAGATTCCAATATGGAGATTTGGATCCATATAATGGAAGATTCTGCAAAACTCCAGAATACCCAGAAGGAACATATGCATACTTTATTACTATTGATGCTTCTGAAGCAGGTCTACCAGTATTCCCATACATTTTAGGTCCTAACTATAATTCACTACCAGATGAGTGGAATTTCAACCAAAGTGCAATTCAGGAAAATATCCCAACTGGTGTTGTTAGATATAGAGACCCATATGAGAATGTTGATATTGACATTGAAAGGCAGCCAAATAGAGCCCAAGATGGCATAACCCTAGAAACTGGGGATGCCATAATTTTAGAATTAGAAGATTTGAATAGAGATGGTGTAATTTCTCCTCTAGAGGAAGATGACATTGTAGTATTAATTGAAGAGCAAACTTTACAAATTTTTGATTATTTCCCAGCAGTTAGCTTAGCATCTCAAGTTGATATTGAAGTAGAAACTACAACTAAATTTGAAGACGCAAAAATTGATGGTTTTGTTATTGAAAATCCAGGAATATCATATCAAGTTGGTGATATTTTATTCTTCGACAATACAGATACTCAAGGTTTCGGCGCCTCTGCAGAAATTGAGTCTATTGTTGGAAATAAAGTAGTTTCATATAACAAATCTTTAGTAAATGATCAACCATACGGAACGATCACAACTGAAGGTGAGCATGAACTCAGAGTTGGTGATGAAGTTATTGTTGATACTTATCCTTTGCTTGATGCAACAGATAAGAGATTTAAAGTTAAAGTTGTCAGTGGTGTTGAAACAATTGAAGTAACTCAAGAAGGAGTTGGATATATTGATGACATTCCACCAGTATATGAATTAATAACAACTCAAGGTCAAGATGCAGATTTTAAAATTAATCTAGAATCTACTGGTAATATCAGAACTGTTGATATTATCAATTCTGGTAATAATTATAGCACTACAAATCCACCACAAATACGAGTTACACATCCACAAGTATATAAGAAAGCCCGCTATTTCTTCTCAGATTTGAAAGAAAGTAATGGAGGTAAATTTGAAATTGCAGATTCTACAGTAACTTTAAATCGTGAATTATATGTTTGTGGAAATATTAATGAGTCTAATGGTAATGTTGTTAGCTATTTGGCAAAATATGATGATCAAGGAAAATTAATTTGGTGGAGAACATTAATACCTGCTGTTCCAGAATCTGGTAGCAAGAGATGCATCTTTAAAAAATTATATGTAGATACTAATTCGGGAGAAAATGATACAATTTATGTTGTTGGTGAAACTTATCCAAATGTAACTAACTTAAACTACAATCCTGATGTATTTGTAGCGAAATATGTATCTACTGTAGATTTTGCTAACAATCCAATTGGATCTATAGTTTGGAAAAAAGAAATTGCAGGTATTTCTGGTTTAACTAGAAGAGATTATGTAACTAGTGTTGTTCTAGATCAGGATAAAAATGTATACATCGGGGGATATACTGACACCAATTCATTAAATCCCGATGATATGTGGATTATTCAAATGAATAATGATGGTGATGTTAAAGAAAAGAGAAAAATAGCTTCAGCTTCTGGATCCGAACGCTTAAATGATATTATTTGGTTAAATGATAATGAATTGCTATTTGTTGGAACTTCAGCTACTCTTGGAACTTTATTGTTAGGAAAAATATTCTATGATGGAGCTAATATTGAAGTTGAATATATGAATAGCGTTGCATTTAATGCAACTGTTGTAAATAACCCAAGAATAGTAAAAGATGAAGAAGGTGATTTTTATGTTACATTTAATGCTGTTAATAGCAGCACACAGAAGCGCGAAAAAGTAGTAGTATTTAAATTTAATCCAGAAAATCCAAATACTTTGATTTGGAGTAAATCATTTACACCTTCTCTGGCATACAATTCTATTGAACACGCAAATATCAAGACAGATATTTTTGGTAATATTGCATTAGTTACATCTATAAACTATGGAGTTGTAGATAAGCAAATTGTAGTGACTACAATTAAATACGATGGTACAATTTTATATCAATCTACAATTAAAACTCCAAATTTTGCAGGATTAATTGCAAAGACGCATTCTGTAGATAATTCTGGCGATATTATAATTACGTCAGAAAAAGAAATATCTAGGGAATTAGCATACTATGAATTTAATGATACAGCAAATATTGCTACACCTACAGACTCATCAAAGAGAAGTTTGGGGGTCACATCTTGGTTTAATTCCTCTAATGTAGAGTATGATTCTACCTTCTTTAAGTTTGGAGGTAAATCAGCAAAAACCACATCTCAGAATTCACTTTCTCTGGCAGATATCAACACAGCAGAAATTAAAGAATGGACAGTTGAGGGATTCTTCCAAATGGAATCTGCTCGTCATGCAGTAAATCATAAACCAGAAATTATAAGTGTTGGTGTATCTGATGTAATCAAATATAAAGTCATTGTTGATGGAGATACTACTAGTGCAAATTATGGAAAAATACAGCTAATTTCTGCTAATTCTGCAGATGTCAATACTGTATTAGTCAGTTCTACTTCAACTTCTTATTGGAACACCATTGGTGTTAATAATTTCAATCTATTTACATTAGAAAAAACAAATCCTTCCTTAGGTAATTACGTTTATAGGATATATTTTAATGGTTCAAAAGTTGTAGAATATACAACTACAAATAGTGTAAATTTAAATGATGTTAGATTCTTTGGTCCTGCAACCCCAACATCTACGAATTCATGGATTGGTAGAGCAGATGACTTAGTTGTTGCTCCATACGCAATGTATAATGAATCTGTGGCATTTACACCAAGAACTAGTTCTTTTGTATTGTCTACACAAAAGAGTAATATTATTATTAATAAATTTGATAGACAGCACACTAAAGTTGGAACTTGGGTATTAACAAATTCTGATTTGGATATTGATACAGCAGTTATTGAAAATAACAGCAATGCACTATCGGCAACTAACTTTAGTGCAAATATAGCTTCATATGACCTCGGTGCTGGTGGTTTACAAAGCTTAGATTATAATGATGTTGTTTCCACTGCAGTTCCTGGTGTATATTCACTTGCGAGTGAATTTGAAATTTTTGATAGTAAAACCGCAACAATTCCATCACCACTAGGTAAAAAATTAAAGCTCACACCAAAAGTTATTGAAAAATTCTATATTAAAGATTCTACTGTATCTAAAATTGATAATGTTAGAGAGTTAACTTTAAACCAAAATGCAATATTCACAAAAGGTTCTGTATTACAGCAGTATTCTATTGTTAATGGTCAGAAGGTAGTATCGGTATTTGGAACAATTGTTGATGCTCCTACTATTAATGATGAGAATCAAGTCACTTATCGTGTTGGTAAAGTATTTCCTGCAGGATCAACATTTGATACAGTTAGCACCACAAAATACTTAAGATCTACAGAAAACGATATTAATGAGATGCCAGCAACATTTACTGTTGCTAGAACTGAAGAATTATGGTCATCTTCTGCTGTATATGCTGTAGGCAATCGAGTATTTAATGATGGTAAAGTTTATGAGGCACAAAGTGCAGGAACTGGTGGAACTATTCCACCAACACATACAACAGGAACAATATCTGACGGTGTTGTTACATGGGCATTTGTTGAAACTGCAAATTATTTTGATATTGATTTGAATGATTTTACTTATCCAGAAGGAGAAGCTACAACATATGCAGATTATTCTAGATTTAAGCCATATTCTGAAGGAGTTTATATTGTTCAAATATTAACAGTATATTCTGGTTCTAATTTTATTCCAAATGATATTGTAAGTATTGGTAATACAATTACTGTAAATTATGCACCAAATAATGATACCGAAAAAGTAATACGAGTAAGTGGATTAGATAAAGTAAAGAGTATTTCTGTTCGCGTTCTCTTAGAGAAAGATGTAAAAGTTGTTGACTCGGAAAGAACCGATCTTCTTTATATTTCTACAAATAGCCGCCACAACTATGAGAAAAATGACATTCTATTTGTAGAAGGATTCTCCACTGCCCAATTTAATGGATCCTTCTTTGTCGAAGAAGTATTTTCTAGTAGAGATTTTACATTTAAACTAAGATCTGTAGCATCTCAAGATCCTAATTATGTTCAGGGTGTGATTAGTAGTGTGAACTTCTATACTAAGCATCCCAAGCTTCTTTTTGTTAGAGGTCATCAGTATGTGTTCGATTTGAGTGATTCTTCAAATTTTGGATTCTATTTATCATTCTCTCAAGATAACCAATATAAGCTAGAATATTCATTCAATAATATTATCAGAAGTGGTATTCCTGGTGTCAGTTCTTCTGGAAATGAACCATTTGTAAGATTTATCGTCGCTGGTGAAGTTACTAATATTTCTTACTACTTCGACCCATCTAGAACAGAGGAGAATTCTCCTATTGGTACAAATTCGTTTATTGACGTTATTGATACCCCATATGCAGGAACATTTAGAATTACTGAAGTTCCTTCTGTATTCTCATTCAGATTCATACTGGAAAACGAACCAGAATTCAGTAGTGCTATAGTTCAAGATGACTCAGAAGGAAATCCTATTACAAAGTATTCTACCACTTCACCAAGAGCTATTGGTCCTATCAATTCAATCAAATTGATTAATGGTGGTGGATTCTATCAAAAATTACCTATCGTTTCCGATATTGCATCATTTAGACAAATCGAAAAAGTAGTTATAGTAAGTGGCGGATCCGAATATGCTCCAGGGGTATACTATGAAGTTCCTATTCTTGGTGATGGAGAGGGAGCACTTGCAAAAATTACAGTTACTAATGATCCTATTTTAGATACTGGTGTCATAACTGAAGCCTTTGTAACTAATCCTGGAAAAGGATATACTTTTGCGTCTATTGATATCGATGGTATTCAAGGTATCTTAGGTCCAAGTTTAAGTGGTTCTGGTGCAGAGTTGAATGTAGTTATTCCAGATGAAGGAAGTGGTGCATCAGTTTTCCTAACAGGCAAAAATATTGGTAAGATTAAAAAATTAAAGAATAATGAATTTGGTTTTGGATATTCTCACGATTATACATTAAAACCAGAAATTACATTCCCAATCAATTTACAACTATTCAATACTTCAATTCTATCACAAATTAAAATTATAGATCCAGGTTCTGGCTATAGTTCAGCACCAGTTGTAGTAATTGAAGGTGGTGGTGGATCTGGAGCAGAGGCAGAGGCGATTGTTAAAAACAATAGACTATCTGAGATTTTAATTAAAAATCCAGGATCTGGATATTCTTCTGAGCCTGCAGTTACATTGAAATCTGAGTTTAACTATGTTGTTAACGTAGATTTAGGCTACCTTCAGTTTAACGTTCCTCATGGAATTACGACTGGTTCTGAGGTTCAACTAAGAGCAGAAAATATTGGTTCTGAAGTTGGCATTTTACCACAGCCATCATCTGCTGGTTTGACTGCTCTCATTCCTGGTCAGGTATATTATGCAATTTCTGGAGATGAAAATTCATTAGAATCCGACCAATTGAAAATTGCGTTAACTTTAGCTGATGCTTTAAGCGGCAACGCAATTACATTCTTGACTCAAGGTTCGGGAAGACAGGTAATCTTAACAGAAGTATTTGGAGGTAAAGCAGAAGCTATCGTAGAAACTTCTAGATTCTTAGAAGGTGAAAGAGTATATCAAGGAGATAATATTGAAACAGCTTCAGCGTTTGGATATGTTTCAAAGAATAGTGGCTGGCAAATCGGACCTAAGATCTTAAAGATTGAAAATTATACAGGAGATTGGAAAGAAGGTGAAAAGGTAACTGGTATTATTTCTAGAGCATCTGGTGTTATTGATAACTTAAGTAATGCTAGAGGTGTATTGAATATTGATTCAATTACTACTACTCCAGGTAAGTTTATTGATGACATTGGAAAACCATCAGAAATTGTTCAGAAAATTCAAGATTCCTTCTTCTACCAGAATTTCTCCTACATTATTAAATCAAGTATTCCAATTAATAATTGGAAAACTACAGTTCTCGAAAATAATCACCCAGTTGGCTTCAAGTTATTTGGTCAGCTAGAAATTTCAGGTGGTAAAGATATTTCTGGTAGAAAGGTAATTACTGATGCAGTAAAACAAGTTAATATTACAAACTATGCAAATTCTAATCAGATAACTTCATTTGCTGCAGCACAGCCAATTTATACAACATATAATAATACTGAAGTTCTTTTCAGAAAGAAGAGACTTACCTCTTCAGAAGAAATTCTGACTTCAATTGTTAAAAAAATTGATGATATCAGTTTAGATTTTGATGGAGCTAGAACTTCATTCCCAATCTATGTTGAGGGTCAGCAAGTAATTGCAAATGCTAATCAAATAATGATTACCTTGAATGGTATTATTCAAGCTCCAGGGCAAGCATTTGTAACTGATGGCGCAAATATTATTTTCACAGAGCCACCTAAGCCACCATCAAAAGTTGTATATAGAACTGCTAGATTTAATCAACTTCAGATTTATAGAATTGAATTACAAAACATTAGCGGGATTTTCCCAGAATTGGGCGCTAGAGTTAGTGGATTAACTACTGAATCTATTGCTACTGTTATTGATAGTGGAACAACTAGCATTGATGTCGTAGAAATACAAGGGAACTTCCAAATTAATGAAATTTTATTAGCAAATGCATATGGATTCCAAGCAAATATAGTATCAGTAACACCAGTAACAAGTAGAACTATTTTAGAGACAAAAGAAACAATAACAAATACCAAAGGTGATATTGCTATTGTAGAGGAATCCAATTTAGAAAATGGTGTCATTACTAATGAAATTGCTATTAGCAGAACATCAGGAACTGCTGAGTTTGAATCTGGAAAATTCAATATTAAATTAAATGACATTATCTATTCATTAAGCTCCAAGATTGCAGCTAAAGTTGTATTCATTGCTCCATATAGAGATCCTGTTACAAATGGAGTAGTAGACACTGTAGAGATTAGTTCTGGATCATCTTTCTTTGGATTAATCTTCCAGAGACTTGTTTCCACTACAAATCCAAATATTATTCTAGATGATATCTCAAAAACTGTAATTAATCCAACAAAACTATATGACTCTCAAGTATTAATAAATGATGATTTCCTAGACTTCGAAGAAGCTAGAAATATCGAAATTGTATATACTGGAGCTACTGGTGTATTTGATGAAAAAGAAACTATTAAAAATACCAAGATAAAATATGGTTCTTTAACTGGGAATTTCTTGCAAGGGGAGACCGTAAGAAGTAATAAAATTTCATATGCAAACAAATCTGCAGGATTATTTGCATTCAATGATACTATAACAGGAATATCTTCAGGAGCTACTGCTTCTGTGATTGGTGTTAATACTTCTTTCAAGTGGATTTATACTAAGAACATATCTGGTTCATATACACAAGATGAATACATCACCAATAGTTTAATTACTAATGTTGGTGTGACAACTTCAAAAAATATTGCGCCATCATCTACTGGATCGTTTGTATTTTCTGCTGGTGCTCAATATTTAAGGTATCCATCTAGCGATAGAGTAGCATTTGGAGCATCTTCTGATTTTACTATTGAATTTTGGTATAGAACTTCTAGAAATAATTTAACCCAAACTTTAATTGACACTAGAACTAGCGGCGCTAGTGATACGGCTCTTCGTATTATATTGGATAATGCAGATTTGAAAGTATATTATTCTGGAATTTTATTAGTTCAAATATCTTCTGCAGTAACTATTAATACTTGGAAGCATATTGCTTTGGTTAGAAGTTCAGGTGTATTAAAACTATACCATAATGGAACTGTAGCTGCCACAACATATACAGATACTAATAATTATTCAAATAAGCAAATTACTGTTGGTGCTGCATTTAATGGTGGAAATGGATTATATGGTCACTTAAGTAATTTACAAATCAAAAAAGGTGTTGCTGATTACAATGCAAACTTTACCCCAAACACTGGATATGATAACGATGATGATGCATTATCATTTGGTTTAGCTGCAAATAAGCCATTTATTCTTGCTGAGCATGAAGTATATGCTCAGTATAGTGGAAGAACTGCATCATCTACTACTATTAAATCAGTTAATACTCAAAATAGTATAATCTTAATTGAAGATGTTGATCTATCTAGAGATAATAATAGAATTGCTGCTTCGGTCATTGAAAAAAATATAGATTTTATTGCAGAAGAAGTTGTTGGTAGGTTGAGAAATAGATATCCTGGATTTACTTATCCTTCATATGGAAGTGGATTGGATTATTGCATCCGTGATACAAAGGAGTTTATTCTTCCTGCTATAATATCTGATATCAAGTATGGTGGTAATTTTAATAGCATAATTGCAGCTAAAGGATATATCAATAGAAACAATTCTGTTGAATATATTTCAAATGAATTATTACAATCGGTTTATGCTTGGAGAGAAACTGTTCAATTATGTGTAGAACTTCTCGAAAAAGCAGACACTGATCCTCTGGAGGGAGAGTATACAAATATCCTTAGAGTTCCTGGTATTTTAACAACTAGTATATCGCAAACAATACTTGATGAAATAATTGATCTTGGAGATATTATAGTTGATCATTTAGCTCCAACTGGTCATAGATTTAGAGATGCTGGTGATTTAATTTGGCTTAATAGAGACTTCATTGCTGATGAAGTTGTTGGTTGGCTAGAAGATCGTTATACAGTAACTGTAGGAAATGTTAATGAAGATAAGTTGAATATGCCAGGTCTTCCTGGTAAATGTGCTAGAGATATCAGAGAATATATTTTACCAGCTATAATTACAGATATAATAACAGGTGGTAATTCGGCAACCAATAATGCAATTGATTTCTATATCGATCAAGATGAGAATGTTGTGTTGGTTGAGGATGAGTTACTTGCAATGTCAGATGCGTTGGAATTTACTAAATTCTTAACTCTAAAGGCAATAAACAACTTATTGACAGCGCAAGGTCAAGTATATCCTCCTGGAACTCCAGTTACATATCAAGATGATTATTATTCCGCAGCATATACTATCAAGCAACCTTACAGAGATCCAACAATTACTGTAGATCCTAAGGGCTATGATCCATCCCGTTCAAATTATAATCTATACATCGATGCAGCTAATGCTCTAGAGAGAAATAAAAAAGTTATTGCAGAAGAAGCTGTATTAACTATGCAGAATTTCACTAAGTATCATACTTTTGAAGTTCCTGGTGGCAGAGTTAATTGCACTGATGATGTTGAGGATATTCTAGATGCAATGATCCATGACCTTAGATTTGGTGGAAATTCTAGAACATATGAAGCAGCATCAATGTATATTGATCCTGAAGATAATGGTTTGTTACATATTGAATCAGAAGCTGAAGCAACTAAGCAGGTATTCAAACTAGTTCGTGATATTGCTGCAGTAGCTATAAGAAATGGATTTGGTAGAGATAACATCAGAGGAAATGAAAATGAGCCTGTAGAAACTTACATGCGCAATGCAGTATCTGATAGTCATCTCGATGCAGCAGGAATTATTGAAAAGAATATTAATTTTATTGCAAATGAAGCTGTATATCTAGGAACTCAACAATATCCAGCATTGGTAATTCCTGGTGGAAGTCAAAATTGTATTGATGATGTTAAAGATGTTCTTAAAGCATTGGTATTTAATCTTCAGTATGGTGGAAATAATTGGGTATTCTATGCTGCAAATGAATATGTAAATTCTTCAAATAATTTACAACATATTACATCACAAGCAGCAGAATCTGTTTGGATTTTCAATAAAGCTCGTGACTTAGCTATTAGTGTAATGAGAAATACAACTATTAGCGTTCAGGGAACACATGGTATAACACAAACATTCTATTCTCCCGTTCCTACCTTAGATATTCAAAATCCAACTTGTCAGGCTGTAGCATCTTCAATTACAAGCTTAATGTCTGTAATTACGGATACTATTAATAATCCTATTTCAATCACTAATGGAACTATACCATTTACTCTTCCAACTATTTGGCCAGTTCAGTATTCATCTGGAAGTGTAGAGAGAGATGTAACTGTTGTATATGACACATCTGCTCCATCTTGGGGTCAAGTTTGTGCGGATGTAATTAGTGCAGTATTTACACTTTCTGATATTTTAATTGAAACCGTAGAAAATGCAGAAAATAATGTAAACTATCTTACATCTATCACAAAAACTTTACCATATTCTGGCAATACAGAGTATCAAGAATATACTTGCGATAATGTAAAATCTGCAATTAGTATCTTATTTGATACTATGATTGAGGCATTAGTTCCTGCAGGAAGAACTGAAAAGAATGCATCACGCCTAATTCATAATAATGATCGTTACATTAGAGAAGAATCATACGCTCAAGTTTTATTAAATAATCCATCTTATACTGGAACCGTTGATTTTGCAGATGAGATTATTAAGTCAATACGTCATGATTTAGTTACTGGCGGTAATGCTAATGTAATTAAGCACATCAATAGTTGGTTTGATGGTGAAGGTAATTTCATTGCATTCTCAAATATTAATAGAACTAGATTATTATCACATTTAGATAATATTAGAACTCTATCGATAAATGCATGTAAACAAACACTAACTAATCCATCTCCAATAACATTTGAGCCTTCTTGGGTATTCCCAGATGATTTTGATATCAATGAAAAATATCTAATATCTATGGAATTATTAGATATTGAAACTTCAGAATTTAAACTAAGATCCCTATTTAATCTTTATGATTATTCATTAAGATATAGCACATTACCTCTTAATAATTCTGTAACATTTATTGCTTCCAGTAATGTTGCTTCTAGCGGGTCAACTATCAATAGACCACACAAATTTGTAGTTGGTGATATATTAGAATATATTCCTTTGGGTGAATCAATTACATCATTAGTATCTAATGATTATTTCTATGTTACTAGTGTAACTGGATCATCATTCACAATCAAACCAGAAATAAAATCTCAAGATAAACCATTCAATATTGGCAATACAAACAATGCATCTCAGCAATTAAGAATATCTAGAAGAACTGGTATTGAGAGAGTTACAACATTCAATGGCGATAGAAGTAAAACCCCAACTCCAATTTCTGGCGGATTTAATCCTGCTGATGTAATTTATGGAACTACTAGTGATGCTTATAGTGAATTGATTTTTGTGACTTATAATAAAGCTAAGATTGTAAAACTTTATAATAAGTTTACTATTTCTAATGTTCCAGAAAACTTTGGATTTGCAAACGGGGAAACTGTAGTTGTTCAAGGATCAACAACTAATAGAGGAGTGATTTATGAAACCAATGGTTCGACTTATATTAATTTAATTGATATTGTTGGAACAATATCTATTGGAAATATTATCGAAGGATTAGAAACTGGAACTACTGCAACAATTGCATCAGTAAGTAACAATATGTTGATTAATCCATTTATGGGTGAATTTGTAAATGGTGATATAATCTTTAAAGAAGAAGATTCGGTTGAAGCCACAATTTCGAGTTATAATCCTTCTTATGGAAGCATCGTATCCACTGTTGGTGGTAAGTTAACTCTAGATGTAGAAACTGTAAATGGTTCCTGGAATGTAAATGAAGTTGTATATGGTTCCATAACTGAGAAAATCTTGGTTATGTATGATAACAGCACCACAGAATTAGTTCTTGGTGATTATATCAATGGAACAGAAATAATAAAACTATCAATTTCTAATAATGTAGTAGATACTGGCATTGCAGCTACATATAATCCAGGAGATGAAGTATTCCTTCTACAAGGAGCAGTTAAGAAAAATCCTGGCTGGAGAGCAACAGTTACAAAATATGATTATAGACCATTAGAAGGTATACACGATCTTTATATTGCAGATGTTCAATATTCCGCTATTGACGTAAGTGGTGAAGCAACTATTGAAGATCTTCTAACTCCTGGTGTGTTCATTGGTAAGTTTGCTGGATCTAATTTCCCAGTTATCTATTCATTAATTTCTGATATTGATAGAACAGATACCATTTCATATGGTAAAGTTGTAAAAATTGATAAACTTGGAAATAATTCCACAATCTGGTTACAGGATGTTAGGGGAGAATTCTACGACAATATGACTGTTGTAGGAAATAATGGATGGTCTGCTGCTGTTGTAACAGCAAAAGACTTGATGGCAAGGATTTCTAGATATTTCCGTGGTTTTGATGGAAGTCAAACGACATTTAAATTATCCATTGCAAATGGTCAACCATACTTCCCAGATCCTGCTGGTCACTTATTAATATTTGTAAATGGTATCTTGCAACCTCCTGGTGGTAATAATGCATTTACTGCATTCTCAGACCAAATTCAATTTACTGAAGCTCCATCGGCTAACTCTGAATTTATCGGATTCTATGT